TAATACCTACATTATTAGCATTACTATGTCCTTGCATTTGCAAAACAGCATAATTATTATTACTTCCGTGGTCTGTTGAGGATATACAAAAGTGTCCTCTTTCATCACCAAAATCTTGTGGAAGTGAACTATTTTTTAAAACCATTCTTCCATCACCTAAAAGATATAATCTTTCAACACCATTAGTGTCAAATCTAAATGGTCCATTTGACTGATTGTGCATATAAACTGTTTTAGCACTTTGTTCATAAGCCATTGTAAAGTATCTGCCTGTATTATCTGTATCTACCATATGTATCGCAGGTTGCTGTGTTTCTATTACTAATCCTTTATTAGCAGAAAATCCTCTTACAATTCTTGCGTTAAGATTACTTCCAGATGAACCAATTCCAAAATTACCTTCTGTATCAAATCGTGCTATTTCAGAATTATCAACACCAATAATCATATCTTTACCAGTTCTAGAAAATATAAAATCTGTACTACTATCAAATCCAATATCAATTACATTAGCTCTTGAACTAAAATTACTATCTGCTTCTCCAATTCCTATTCTACCTCCTTGAGAATTTGAATTACCTTGAACAACTAATCCATAACCTTGACTTGCAGTTTTTTGAAGAATATGTAATGGAGCTGATATAGTATGTGGTGTATAATCACCTGAATTATCAACAGTTTGTATTCCTACAAAACCTGATGACGCAATTCTCATTCTTTCAGTACTATTAGTTTTAAATAATATTCTATCAGCAGAATCAAGTGTAAGCACGTGGTCATCAGAATCAAATAATACATAACCCTTTTGAACATCAGATGAGTTTTTAAATAAAAATCCTAAATTAGCATCAGTTGCCCCACTTGTCATAGTTACATAATTATCACCACTTGGGTCTATTGTTAATCCACCTGTAAATGTTTTAGCACCACTAAATGTTTGCGTACCTGAAAGATGAGCCGTGTCTGCATCAAGATAAGCAGAAGCGATAGCAGTCCCTTGCCAGACACCTGTACCTATTGTACCTACTGAAGTAAGCGAACTTGCAGTTACTCCACTAGCTAAAGTGTTACCCGTTAATGTACCAGCTGCTGCAGTTACAGTTATAGCCGATGATCCATTAAACGAAACTCCATTAATGTTTCTTGCTGTTGCTAATGTAGCAGCAGTTCCTGCAGTTATATTATCTGCAACTTTTGCATCAGTTATTGCATTATCTGCAATCCCACCTGTTTTTATTTTAGTTAATGCCATTAATTTTTTTCCAACGTTTCCAAATGGTCTTTGTATGCTTTTTTAACATCATCTGTCCACACTGCGTTACAAATACCTTGAACCTCTGATGATTCTTTAGATATGTCTGCATCAGGTTGTAAAACCTTTCGTGTAAACGAACGAGTTAATTCTACATCATCTTCTTTGACAACAGTAGCTGTTCTTACTTGAACTGCTTTATATTCACCAACTATTTCTATTTTATCTTCTATAATTTCTTTTGTTAAAGACATAATTTTTCCTTTTATGTATTATAAACCAAACTAAAACCCATTACACCGTTTCCCCAATCACTATCACCTATGTAATTACCACTTACATCATTTGCATAAACCTGATTAGTGCTTCCGTACAACCCTAAGTAAGCAGGGCTACCACCTGTTATAATTGTATTTTTAGAAATTTGAGCCCCAACAATAGATGCTCCAATACCTGCTCCACTTGCATTAAATGGTAATGTTATATAAGGATTGCCTGAGCCTCCACTTTTACCACTAATAGTAACACGAACCTCTAAGTGAACTACACGACCTACTTTAGTGTATGTACCTGATACATCATTTGTTGATGCAGTTATGCCAGTTACAGATGTAGATATTGCACCTTCTTCATAGTCGTCAAGAGCATTAGCTGTTGCTGTATCACCATTAAATGTTATACCACCATCATCAAGAAATGTAACCTTGTGTGCTCCGCCTGGATAAAATTTTATATCTTGCCCTGATTGAAGAAACATATTTTGCGAACCTGATGTGTATAATCCATCATAACCGTGTTTAGTTATTTTGCTATTGTCAGTATGGCTTCTAACTTGCCAATACCTTGCTGTGCTTGTAATTGTAGCATCATTAGTAACGTGCAAATCACCTCCACAATTCACAACACCTGAAAAAGTAGATACACCTGTTTCAGAAATATGCAATCTTGATGTCGTACTCCATTGAGCGTCTGCTGAACCACCTCCACCATCAAAAGTGTAAAAATATATATCTCCTTGTGTCATTCCAATAGAACTACAAGCACCACCACCATCGTGATACATATTATTGCTACCACCTACATAAGCATTGTTAGATAAGAATGTTGCACTACCATTTCCACCACCACTATCTTGTAAAGTAGCTCCACCCACTTTTAATCCTGCGTAACTTGATGAACTCATATTGTTAAAATCAGTAGTACCTACACCTAAATTTCCGTGGCTATCCATACGACCTTTGGTTGACCAAGTAGAACCGTCCCAACTTGCCCAATATAAACTATGTTGATAAGTATGAAACGAATACCCATCAGAAGAGACACCTACAGTTGTTAAGCTGTCATCATTTTGTATTCTTATTGTTTCGCTTGTATTGGTAGTTACTTTTGCGTGAATAATACTATCAGGGCTTGTTGTAACTACTCCTACTCGTTCTGAACTGTCTATAGTAAGAGCAGTTGTATTACCTACACCTAATTGAAGTGTACCATTATAATTATTATAAATCTTTGATGCGTCGCTACTATCTTGGAATATTCTTAGCCCATTAGAATCACTACTTGCATTTTTAATTGTAAGAACCCCTGCATTTTGTGTAATCGCACCTGTAGTCAATCCTGTAAGAGTACCTACTTGAGTAATCCCTGTCTGTGCCCCTGTAATAGTTATTGCATCTGCGACTTTTGCGTCAGTCACACTGTTGTCAGTTAATCCACCTGTTTTTATTTTTGTTAATGCCATATTATCTTAACCAAGTTGCTCCTATGTCGTTGTCTGAGCTTTGATTACCACCAATTACTGTTACTAATAAACCCATACCATCGACACTATTATAATTTTTTGCTTGTAACTTTATATTTCCTGTGTGCATATAAGCTAGTTGAAAATTATCTGAAAATGTACTATTAGCTAATTCATCGTGTACTGTCACAGTCTGTAAAGATGTTATTCCACTATAACCTTGTGTAGATACAGTAAAAACACCTGCCCTACTACTTGAATCAGCAAATTTTAATTCAAACATAACCGTACCCCAACTTGAATTGTTAAATGAAATCTGAACTACATCTTGAAAAGCATGGTTATCAATATTTACAAGTTTTGTAGTAGCTTGACCATAAACACCACCCCAATAAATTCCTCCTTTAGCTCCTTGTGCCGAGTTTAAAAATAAAGAGCCACCTGTAGAGCCTCCCATTACTACATTCCCACTTTTATCTATTGTAAAAGCATCACCATCATTAAAAGATGCTTTAAACAATGAAGAGCCTGATGCGTGTGCATGACCACCTCTATTACCATCATTTCTAACTTGTAAAATAGCATCAGATGTAGTGTAGTTATCACCTAGTGCAAAATATCCCATTCCCCCACCACTGGCTATTGTTCCACCTGTAGTTGATTTAACTACTAGATTCCAATTATCTGCATTTGTGGCATTAATCGCACCTGCACCTGATTGTAGAGTACCTCCTGTACTACATCTTAATCCAATAACTTCAGAGTTTCTATTTTTTCCTATGTTTACACCATCAATACCAAGTATCATTAACTCTGCACCTGTTGGTGAATAACCTGCAAATGTACCAAAATAACCACCATAAGGAGAATCTTCGTTACCTAGTTTGAATATAGATACATTGTTGTCGGTAAAGAACCTAATCAAACCACCACCTCTATAAGATGATGTTACGCTAGAGCTAAATGCTTGTTGTCCACCACTACCACCTGCTGTTTCAAAATAATTTGATGTTTTTGCATAACCCCCAATAGAAACATTTCCTGCTGGTTGTAATGCTCCACTCATAACTACAGTACCATCTGCTTCAACTAATAACTTTGAAGAATTATTTTTCCTCATATCTAATTGACCACTTGTATTTGCAAGAATATCCCAAGCAGTTTCATTATCATTATCTCCACATAAAACAAGACTTGCACTACCACTAGCGTGTTGTATTCTAAGTGTTCTTGATGCTGAAGACGGACTTGACGTAGTAGCTGAACCTACACCAATATTTCCTGTGGTAGTAAGTGATGTCGATGCAACCGAACCTGCAAAAGTGGCATTATGACTATTATCTAAAGTTAGAGTTACATTACCTTTAGGAGTTCCACTATCATAATCTGTATAAAATCTAATAGCATCTCCTCTTACATTTAACTCTTCTAATCCGTAGCTAGTGCCTGAGTGAGATATTATAGAATTAACACTATCTTCATAATTCAAAGATATTCTTCTTGATGCACCATTTTTAATTTCTAGTTCGCCTTCTAATAAACTTGCACCACTTACAGTTAATTTATTAGAACCTGATACGGCAGTACCAAGTCCAAGACTTCCCATTTGAAATCCAGTTCCGTCATCATCTACTTTAGTTGCAGTAATTGCGTCACTAGCAATATCAGCCGTAGCGATTGTTGCGTCTTGAATTTCGGTGGTTGTGATTACATCTTGCCCTACAACTAGAGCAACGTCGGCTGGAGAATTACCGTAATAAGCCATTAGGTCATCTCCATAATAGAGACAATAATATCTACAGAAGAACCAGCACTAGCCTTAGCTTTTATAGCGTCAGTAGCTTGTAAAACTAATTTGTTCCCCTGCATAATCTCAAGTGTACCTCCTGATGGTATTGGTAAACCTTTGCCTAAATAAACATTGGCATTGGTCTCTGTGTCGCTGGTATCTGATACAATCTGCACATCTACAGTCTTGCTACTTGCAGAAGTGTTGGCAATAGAAATACCAAGAACTACTGTACTCGTAGAAGATGGAGATGTGTATACAGTTGCAAGTGAAGTGGTTAAGTTTGCTTTAGTTTTTAATTTAAATGTATTAGCCATTACCCAAGTCCAATCGAAAGAGCGACTGCCTCATCAATAGCTGTTTGCTTTGCCTCTTCAGATTCCACAAAATATTTGAGATTGCCACTAGAGTCTTTAAAAAATAATTTCTTGTCATTTGTATTGATTGCTATTTCTCCAGCAACCAAAGTAGTTCCCCCACTTACGGGAGGTGTATCTCCAGCATCACTACTTCTTTTTAGCTGAAGAGTATTACTAGCCATTTAGAATGTTCCACATTCAATGGTTGCGTCTGTCACTGCTGTAGCTTTTATTGAAGCGAATTGAGCGTTTCCTACTGAACCACTAAATGTTTCTGAGGAGTTTGTTGCGTCAGGTATGTATTTAAACACATTATCAGTGTCATCCATTCCAAAGAATCCAATCTTAGACGCACTGCCATTATGCCATTTAAACTCTATACCTCTATCTTTATCGTCATTTGTGCCACTGCCATCTCCACCCATTGTAAAAATTGGGTCGTCAATAGTAACTGTAGTTGAATTTACTGTAGTTGTAGTTCCATCTACTTGTAAATTTCCAGTAACAGTAACGTTTCCTGTTAATGTTGGGTTAGATACCACTCCAACTGTAACTGTACCATTGTTTTCAGATACGTCAGTCTCGTTATTAACACCAGCAAAAGTTATAGTTGAACCTAAAGCTATTGCTGTAGTATTTGAGCCATCACTAACCGTTACACTGGAATTAGCTAACTTTGCATTAGCAATACTACCAGCCAACATAGCGTTAGTAACACCACTAGCCTTTACTCGTATTGCATCACTATTAGTTTCAATAGAGCTGTCATCTACGTTTACGCTTAAAACTCCACTAGAGTGCCCTAAGCCGTCCCCTGCTGTAGTTGATGCTATTGAAATTGTAGTTCGATTATCCGCATCCCCAACTGTAAGATTAGCTGTGATACCGTCACCAGCTATAACGTCATTTAATGTTGATAAGTGAAATGGAGCTGTTGTTCCATTGCTGTCAGTCTGTCTACCGACAAATAATTTTTTATTGTCATTCGACCAAGCTAACTCTCCATATGCTAATGATGAAGGGTCAGAATTACTTGCGTAATTTGATGAGCGTTTGACTTGTAAGGTATTTGATGCCATATTTTAACCTTTATGAAAAAGTTCCCCCGTCTACTGTTTTATTATTTAGACTCTGTGATGCGTCAAGCGTCACTACAGCCGTGTTATCTCCAAAAGAGCGTCCAGTTAAATTGTTAAGTTCAACGGCAGTTGCAGTTACTGTTGTTCCAGCTAATTTTAATCCATTGCTTCCGTTATGCCCGTTTACATTTACGTCAGTTGTACTAATCTGCAAAGCGGATTGCACACCCTCACCATCCTCAATTGGCTTCAAAGAAGTTTCTAAACCTTGATTAGTTGCATCCTCAGAATGCACAGTCAAAAGGTCTTTGTAAGTAGTTGCTGGAGTTTTACTAGTTAAACCTGCCATATTGATACGAATCTTTCACTTTTAGTATGTTTAAACAAACTCTATCGCTTAGTATCTACTGTAACCTTTTCTAGGTTTTTTCTTCTTTTCACGTCTTTTAATATTTTTTTGCCCGTAGCCCAAAGACTTTTCACCAGTCAGCCAATTTGTTTTTTTAAAATGTAAAAATTTTCCTACAAACGGTATATTTTTAAGAGACCTATATCCTCGTTTTTTAAGCTCTTCCATAGATTTCTTAAAATCTCCTTCATTCTTAATACTCCTAGTTAAAAAATAACCTGCATCTCGCAGTGGGTCAGTTGCCCAATCCATTGGAGGGAGAATCATTTTAACTACAGCATATTGTGGGTCATGCAATATATTGTAAAAAGTATATCTACTTAACAAAGCAAGTTTTAAAATGTTTGATATTATTAAATCATTTAAAGTTGTTTTCCTGCCGAACAATGCGTCTTTTAAAGTATCAGCTCCTGATTCTGCTAATGTTAAAATGATAGCTAAAGAAATTAATGGTATATATCCTTTAGACATTCTCAATGCTTTTGCCTGTCTAATCTTACCTTGTTTTTCTAAAACCTTAGCCTGTTTAAACACCATTTGTCTTTCTTTACCAAAAAAGTCTATACGCTTTATCATAAAAGTTTTTAACATATAAAAAACTCTTCCGTTTTCCATTTCTAAATATCTTATTGGCACTTCTGACTTAGCGACAGGCTGTATGTCGAGCAATTCGCTGTAAGCAAGAAGTTGTACAATCTCAGTGTTCTTACCGTCTGCAAGGTCTTTTATAACTTGATTACGTTCTTGACCTTTAAACTTTTCCTCTATGCGTGCTTGAAACTTTGCATCTTTAATAGATTTTTTATTTTTTAAAAAACGCTTTGCTTCTTTTTTGTATCTTAATATCACGCTATTTACGTAAGACTCTTTACCAACTCTGTCCATATATCGTAAACCAGTAAAATAAAACACTTTATTTAATACAGAGCCTTGCCCAAGTTCTTGCAAAATATTGTCATCTATTCCTAATGTCTTTAAATTTATATCTGATTTTCTTATAAAAGCCTTAAGAACGCTTTTAGTGAATCTTGCATAATTCATTGGGTTCGTATATTGACCTTCAATACTTCTAAATAAAGCTCCTCCAAAATCTGCAATTTGAGTAATAGCACTAGAAACTGTTCCCATCGCTGTTAAATAACCTGCGTTCTTTATAAACGTTACCGTAGCTCCAGTATTACGCATTTCAAAATAACTTTTTAAAAGTTTGCGAACCCTATCTTCTTTGCCTTTGGGAATAATACCGCCATCGCTTTCCAGCTTTATTAAAATCATACCTACTTGCTCGTCAAGCGATAAATCAGTAATGTCGCCTAAATTAAAATTATCTGATTCTATTCTAGCTTCCATCTCATTGATTAAAGCTGGAGAATCTTTTTTGCTATCAAAAATTGGGAAGCCACTTGTGCCCAACACAAAATCTTTAATCCTTTTGTCATAAATACCATACTTGCCACTATCTTTGTCTTTTTTTATGACGTACACATCTCTACCATTACCCATAAACTCGCTTTGAGCAATGAGTCCAGCCATAGAGTTTATATAAGCACCCATAGCTTCGTGTGGTTTAGCGTAATATTTTAATTGGTCATAAGTCAGCTTTTCTATTTTTCTACTTTTTAATTCATAATTATTTGACCTGTTTGTAACACCTTTTAAATCTTTTACATAGCGGTTTGCTATTGTGGCTTTTTCTTCCTTAGTAAGTGCTTCACCTTTTTCTTCTGTAGCTCTATCTAAAACACCTTGAAGTTTGCTTTTTTGGTCTTTTGGTAATGTTTCAAATGTTTCTAAAATATATGCGTCATACTCTGTCATCCATCTAGGAAAATGTGTTTCTATGTAGTTTAAACGTAGTCCAGCTTTAAATGCAGTTTTGTGTAATTGTTCGTGGGCTTTTCTAAATTGATTGTATTTATTTAATGCATTACGTTTTTTAAAAAACTCTTCATTAGTAAGTATATTAATAACTAATTCTTCATTGGAATTATTTAAAGCCAAATTTAAATCCATAAACAATTCTTTTAATTTTGTATTACGCAACCTGTACGCACGAGTATAGGCTTGTTTTAAAACTCTTATAAATTGCTCAGACTGGTTTAAATACTGACGTTTTATATCTAATTCACGCTTTTGAAAACGTGTAAAGGAATTCATAATTGAATCGCTTATACGTCTCATCTGAGAACTCCATGTACGATAATAATCCCTAAATTGCTTAGGTTTCAAATCTCTCTCAGAGCGTTTTATTTTTCTTTTAGTTTTTCGAGATACTTTTTGATTAAAGTATTGGGCGGTGGATTTTTCTTTAGCCTTTAGGCTGAATCCTTCTTGAACTCGGTCTGCACCACTTCTTTGACTTTGCTCATTACTTTCTTGTCTAACATCCCCTTGGCTTTCATCTGTACTAACGTCTTTAGTATTTCGGGGTGTGGCAGAGACGAATCCCCCAAGAGCCTCTTGTCTTCTTTTTGCGACATCTTTATAACTTTCTCCTCTTTCAGGTTTTACTCCAGCCTGAATATACGTTTCTTTTTCAATATACCATAACACTGCTTGAACTTGGTCGACACCCCAATCCATGCCAGTTGTTTTAGTAAGTTTGTCTGCAATGCGTGATATTGCATTGTTCATCACTCTTAATTTTTGTCTTGAAAAATCAGGAGTTATTGAACCAGTATACCTATCAAACATACGAGCCATCCACGTATCTAACACAGCCTCTTCATGTATGCCGTGCATATTTACAATGTAAGCTCCTATTTTTTTGCCAAATACGTGTGCACCAAAATACTCTTCATTTTTAGGAGTACCTTTTGCCATTCCATATTGTTCAATTAATTCTTTACCAGTAAACTTTGTAAGCATAAAGTCTGTTAACTTTTTACCCGTTCCAAATTTGTCTACAAGTCTTCTTAATTTTTGTCCTTGTGCAGTAACTGTATTTGCCCGTACCCCACCAAAAGGCTTACCAGTTTCACTCAGTCCTCCAAAGGCTTGAAACGTTCTGCCTTTTTCATCTGTATATGGTACAAAAGGTAGTTTATTATCTTCTGTTCTGCTATATACTTCCATTGCTTGGTTATAATTAATTGCAACTGGCTGACCATTACTTAGTATACCAAGTAGTGTTTTAAAATATGTTTCATTTTCACGTATATCAGGCAGTTCTTGTTCAGCAATTGAAATAGTATCTTCTATGTCTTGCCTGTACCAGCTTCTAGGTTTAGTTACAACATCAGGGTCTTGTTCGCTAAACTTGGCAATATCAGCAATTCCACGTCTAACTATTCTATTTGCAAGCCGTTTAAACGTTTCAGGTTTTATTGTTTCGCCCTTTTGTATAATAGGCTTATTAGAACGCAACCTATCTAACACTTCTTGTGTTGATGCAAATGCAAAACCTTCCTGAGACTCTTGTCCTTGTATTGGTTCAAAGTCTTCTATAGCCTGAGTTGGCTCTGCTTGTTGCCCTAGTATCGCCATGCTGTCTAACAAGTTACCACCATCATTAGTCTCAAGTTCTTGCACAAAAGCATCTTGCAATGCGTCGGGCATGACCGTGAAGTCGGGGAGAGCTCCTTTGTCTGCATAGCCTAAGCTATTGTATACAAACGACTTACTGAAAAGCTCTTCCCCACTATACGGTAGTTGCACATCTAATTGACTTGCAACATCTTCAACACTAGCTATCCATCCGAAGATATCATCCGCAAGTTGCGAATTAGTTGTTTGTAATCTTCTGAGGACAGCTTCTGCTGTATCTTCAAGGAAATCTGCTGTAGTGGCTGAACGGCTGAGTAAGACCCGTTGGGCATCACTATCCCCTGTTTCGTAGTTAGTTGCTGGGATTGCGAGTTCGTATCGGTCTGTTCCGTCGTTGACATAACCATCATCTCCTTCCTTTAGTTTTGCTGGTTGAAATTCTTCTAAATTATTGTAATTAAGTCCTCGTATTTCGTCTTCAGTAAAAACTTGCGTTACTTCTGAATCGACAAAACCAATATCAATTTTATCGCCATGCTTAGATAGGCTGTTAACACGCTCTTGAAATAATTCTTGCTCTACAGTAACTGGTGCTATGTCTTCTAATTCTTTTGCTTGCTGTAGGTTTATTGCTCTTTCTTTTTCTTCTTCAATAATGTTGTTTACTTGGTCAGGTGAAATAGTTTGACCAATTGCTGTCATACCACCACCAAACAGTGCACCAATTGCAAACTGTTCTCTTTGTTCAGGTGTTGCTAATTTAAAATAATCGTATTTGTCAGGCGGAAGTTCTCCTAAAGCTGATGCCTTGCCTTGGTCTGTCCAAAAACCTTGCAACACTTCTTCATATCCTTCACTTATTGCACCAGCTCCTATATTACGAATTTTTTTAATGTAACTTGTAAATGTATCTCTAAATGGCTTTGGAACCTTTGAAAACATCAAAAAAAGCTGTATTGCGTCTGCCCCTACAAGACCTACATTTTTAGCATATAACTTACTTGCCTCTATTCCAGCAGTTTCTTCATCTACTCCTTTAGCTAGAAGCTCATCGTGTAAACCAACCGCTTCCATTCCAGCCTCAATTGGTCTTGAACCTAATGCACCTTTTACCGCTCCTTTAAAACCTCCACCAGCTATTTTAGCTATACCTCCACCTGTAGCATATAATAAAGCCAAGTTAGGTAACTGTTCAGCCATCTTTGTTCGCCAAAACGTTGGGTCAAGCATATCAGATACTTCAAAATCTTTTCCGTAATTTGGGTCAAGAGCTTGTAAAAATTCTCTATCCAGCTCAACATCTTCAGCTATTTCTTTGCGTACTCCGCCAACACGTCTACCTATCTCTTGTCTTTGTGCGTAATTAACGTTAGGTATATCAAGATTTTCTACAGCCCACTTACCCATACCTAATAAAGAATTTGTTAATGTTTCTAATCCAATTTCTAAACTAGTATCTCTTTCAATTTGTTTTTGTGCAGGAGATTTATTAGCGTTCGCAGATAATTTATTTTTTAATTGAGATTTAAATTCTTGTAACGGTGTGCGTCCGTTTTTAATTGCTTTATTTATTTTAGCTTCATCATCAGGAAACTCTTCTAATAATTCAGACTTATTTTTTTCTATATCAATTGAATTTAGGGCACGTTGCTTTGCGTTCTCTTTATCCTTCTCAATCTTTCGTCTGCGTATTTCTCCAGCGTAATTAATAACAGTGGGATGGTTGTCAGCAAGTCCAGTGTATTGTGACGCAAAACCTATTTCGTTGCCAGCGTTATTATCCCATATCTTGTCAATAACATACTCTGAAGCTTTCTTTCCAGTCTCAGGGTCTTCATAAAATGCAGTATTTAAATTAGGATTATCAGGTAAAGCCTCACCACGTTTTGCTCCAAACAAAGAATCAAGTTCGGCAGTATATATGTGAGCACCAAATTGATTGTGAGTTAAGGCTCTGTCTCCTTGTTCAAACAAGTTAACAGAGTCATATAGAAAAGTATTATCTTTTTTGAGTGGGGTAGTTGACATTATTTAGGCTTTTTTTGAACTACTCTAGCCTGTGGCAACGCATAATCAACTGCTTTTCTTGCTAGACCACTGCGTTTCTTTACTCCTTGAATATATGATTGAACCAATTCGCTAACAGAAGGAGTTTGAGATTTTAAAGCCTCAAAGTTCTTTTTTTCTTTTGACAAAATTCCTTTTATTCTGTTTTTAGTGCCTCTCAATTTATCTTTCGTTGCTTTTCTTAAATTTGCTCCCTCAACTTCTACCTTTGACACTTCCCTAGCCAAGGATGTACGAAGTTTCTCTCTATTAATTCTTTTTGCTTCTTCTTTTTTCATCTTGCCGTAACGTTTTATCTTGCCCTCAGCTTTTTTGTTTTTTAACCTATTGTCGGTGTTAACTGGCAATTTTCCTGAGCCAAATTTTTCAAAATCTTGTTGAAGTTTCATTGGAGAGTCATCTATTTGCGTAGGAGTGTTAGGTTTTCCTATTACCTGTCCACCTCTATTACCACTCATAAAAGAACTCATGCTTAATCTTAAGTTGTCTCCTAACTGTTTTAATTTTCCACCTGTGCCCATACGAGCTTGTTCTGTTTTTGGTTGGCTTGATGATTGTTGAGCGTTTTGTCCACCTTTTAATCTTTTACTAGCGTCTTCAATTATTTTATTTCTATTTAAAGCCTGAATATATCTTGGGTCATCTATATCCATTGTTTCCGTACCAACTTTTACTTGTTCCTTTGTGGCTCCTCTTATAAATCCAGCTTTTCTAGCAGGTATTATTTCACTTATATTGTCAGGAATTTCCTTCAACACAATTTTTTCATCTCTAATACGCTGGTCTTCTCTATCTTTAGCTTCTTTAGAACGTCTAGCTCTATTAAGTTTTAATAATTCGTCTAACGGATTTTTGTCTAAACCACGAATTTCAAATGGATTTTGTGCCATTACGTTCTACCCTCTATCCCTATTTATCCAATTTGTTAATACGTTACTATCACTGTCTATTTTTGATAAACCGCCCAATAAATCGCCATAGAAATCAGCTTGACCTTGTCGTTTAGCCAAGCTCTGTTGCATTCTCATTTGAGCCAACATTTCTTGCCTTCGCATTTGTTCGTCTTGACGCTTGAGGTCAATAGCTCTTGCTGAGTCCACAATAGATTGATTTTTAGCTTTATCTATATCCATCCCAGCCTGAGTACCAATAATGCTATTACCAAGTCCCTGTGCTTGAAGATTTCCCATAATATTGGCTTTAGCCATTTGAGCTTTATCGCCAGCTATACCTGACTGGTCGCTAATCATTTTTCTTGCATCTGCGTCACTTATGCCTCTGCTTTTTAAAAATTTTTCAAATGCTTTAACACCTTTAGGTGTTCCTCCAAATGCCTGCATTGCTGGAGCGACTAGCCCTCCAAATAAGCCTAATGCTGTTCCTATTGCCATATCATCCTACTTTAGTTGCTGTTATATAATATACTGCACCATCTATATCTTTTACATACAGCCGACCTTCGTCTTGTGTCGGGTCTGACGGTGCTATTTGTGCCTTTGTAAGACTGGCAAATTTGAAATCTCCATTGCCTAAGTCTTTTGCTAATACTTCTTTTTTAGTAAAACTAATCGCACCTTGTTTTTGGTCAAGGTCTGTACGACTAATAATGTAAGGGTTTTTCTTTTTACTTGGCATCTACTTCTACCTCTAGTTTATTTATTTCAATTGCAGTAGCAGACGTACTTGCTGTAGATATTTCTACCATAATACTGTTTGCTCTTCTGCCGACCATTAAACTTTTATATTTAGGTAATGGATTGCTATTGCTATCTGAGGGGTCTTCAAGCTTATCTGTACCATTAGCATTTTTATTAGCTACTATTTGAATAGCAGAATTTTCATTCCATATTGCTGTGGACTCATCTCCATTAGCATAAATTTTGGCGGTAATGACTTCAGGGCTTGAGTAGCGTGCGTTTAAACGTCTTATGGTTGTATTTCGTGACATATCAGTAAGAGGTATCCAACCAGTCTTACGTTTTGTAATAAACTGTTCCCCGTCAGCACCGCCTAGGTGATAAACTGTTGAATTAGCCATTAATCATCTACCTCTATTTCAATTCTTTCAATACGCACGTTCTCATTCGCAGATTGAGTGGTCTCAATCGCTATTAGAAAATACTTAATCCTTGTGCCTAACCTAATACTACCGTGAGTAGACGTTGATGAAGCTGAAAAGGTTTTTGTAGCAAACGGTGTGCTTACATCATCATCCCTAAATATTTTAAGTGTAATAGCACTATCACTTAAATAATCAAGGTTAACACGTCTAATTATAGCATTTTTATTAAGATTATTAGGCATAATCCATCCAGTCTTATAAATTGCTTGAAACGATTCACCTGTTCCTCCAGCGTCTAACTGATAAACGTTTCCAGCTTTTTGTATTGATTTTGTCCAATTGTCCGTTATGTTTAATTCTTCATCTATTACACCAAGATGACCTTGAGAGCTAATATCTACAGCGTTTAAACTTTCTGCAAAAGAACGGGTCAGTATCCAAACCTTAGCTGTTTTAGAATCAGAATCTGATGCATTAAGTGTTTCTGCCATTGTTTTAAATTTAATCCACTTTCTACTAGCCGTACTGAAAGAATCAGTAGGAGTCAGGCTTTCTGCTATTGTTTTTAACTTAATCCATGTTCGTGTAGCCTTACTCCAAGAATCACTGCTAGTCATTCCCTCAGCAATAGTACGTATAAATTTCCATGTTCGTGTAACCTTACTCCAAGAGTCGCTACTGGTTATACCTTCCGCTATTGTACGCACGTGCTTCCATAGACCTGTAGCCTTACTCCAACTATCAGATGATGTTAGTCCTTCTGCTAAGGTTCTTGTTATAGTTGCACCAGTAATTGATATAGCATTGTTACTTATATCTTTTACACTAGAATCGTTTACTTTGCGTACCCAAATATATATACTTGAGCCTGATAAAGAAGATGGAACGTTCCAAACATAGGGATGGGTGTTATAGTTAGTTACAATAACATTAGAAGTAGAAAATGTAGTGCTTGTAGTATAATATAAATCTACGTTGTCAGTAAAATTGTTTTTTGTCCACTGAATTGTAATGTTTTGTGTGTGTTGAAACGAACCTGAGTTTGGTGCATTCAATACAATAGATTGGGGTTCTTGTATTGTAAACTGTTGACTGGTAGCCGTTACATTGGTTACTGCCATTAAGGACTACCTCCACCCCCATCATCGTGCGTTGTATGTACCTGTATAGTATAATTAGAAGCTGGGGTTACACTTTCGGGAATTGTCCATTGATAAGAAGTAAGAGAACTGTTTAAGTTTGACACGATAGTCATTACGAAGGTTGTGCCACGATAAAGATACAAAACAGATGTTCCCCAAGTACCTGAAGCTGGACTACGTTGCCAACTAATAGTTACTGTAGATTCTTTATCGAGTACAGAACTGCTGGTAGGGTTCGTGAATGATATTGATGCCATTCATTAGCTCACTTCTATCGTCCACGTTATATCAATAATATCGTTTAATGCTGGTTGTATTCTATCTGTAGATGTAAGTGTACAAGAAGCAAAAGGAGTGTCAAACCCTGCTAGATAATTATTTAAACTTATACCTAATTTAAAATCTGTTATGTAATTGTTTGTTCCTTCAAAAGATGATATTGTTGCTTCAAAGTCACTATTAACCCATTGTGCTTGAGCTTTCCATCTTGCTTTTGTAGATGATGCCTCATCCTCTGTTTGATTGTACTTAAATAATAAAGTATCATCTACTGTAGAATCTCCCCCTTGACCTGTATACGTACCTAAAGAAGTAGGTATATCAGTTGCAATAATACCGCTTTGCCCTATGACAGCATTATTATCGTTTCCACCTGATGTGTATGATGGGAAGCCAAAATTGGGGTTTAAATATATGTCGGCTGTTCCTGAAGTTTCTGTAAAATGATGTATAATTTTATATATCAATCCGTTGCTAGTTGTATCAATAGCATTTCTTTTTACTACATTTTTAATAACACCTTGATTTGGTCTAATTAATTTTAAATCAAATATTCCTACCATATTATATCCTATGAAACGCTGGTTGAGCCTTTAACGGCTTGTATTACCCAGCTTATAGTAAGCTGGTCTCCATTACCTATTGTTGTACTAGACCAATTAGAACCACTAGCTATATCTAATCCGTAATTATTATTACTTCCACTCAGCTTGTTTCTTTTTATGTAAATAGCAGAAATTGTATAGCTTTGAGTAGCACGAACAATTCCAGTAAAAGTTATACTAAAGCCATTTGTAATAGTAGTTACCGAACCCAACGTTGTTTGAGCTCCTACATAATATGACCCACCAGTATTTAGTACAATGCCACCTGTTCCTGTAGATGGTACTGTCAAGCTACTTGTGTTAGACCCTTGCCCACTTCCATCGTTACTATGCAATGCACCACCTACTCTCCAAATCTTAGAAGCGTCATCGCCAACCATTGCGTCTACAATAAAACCTTTATACATTGTCTCTATAGCGTTGTCTTGTTCAAAATTTTCTACTGAACCATCTGCTCTTAATATCTCAGCAAACCATTTACCAGTTATACCTATACTATCTAACATATTTAACTTTCATTGTGTGTTGTATAAACTTTTAAATCTGAATCTATTGAAAGAAGGTCAACTGACTTTGCAGATGCAAAAGTTAATTTGTTCCACACTTCTTGACCGCTTTGTATTTTTAAAAAATCTAAAGCAAATATTTTTGTACCATCACTTCCAAATCTAAATAAAATTCTATTTTTTAAAGGGTCGTATATGCCTATTGTCTTATCAAGATTAGATGAGGATGTGTACACATCTTTTACAGCAGTAGAAACTGGCACACTACTCATATTCGCTCCAGTCATATAGATATTATCTGTACCTGCAAAAAACAAATACTGACCAGCCTCTACTATACTATTACTGGCGACACATCCTACATTTACGTCACTTTCTCTTAAACTATAGTTTGTTGGGTTGGCGGATGGGGCATACAACTGAAACACACCTTTTTCCATAAATATTATTAAATTATCATTCAAAGAACGCATAGCTTTTATAACTCCACCCTGAGAATCTTTTAATTGTATAAAATTAGAAACTGGTAAAATATCAGGTGCATTTATAGAGCTAAAAATTAAAAAATCTTCATGTTTTTCAGCTTCTCCTTGAGGGTCAAGTGTAACATTTCCTGCAAAAAATCTGCCGTTTACAAATGCACCATGTTCGTAATTGACTTTATTTTTAGTAGTTGCCAGTGGGTGCACTCTATCATTTGTTAATCCGCTATCTACAATATTAATTTTATATTCATTACTGCCTAAAGATTCAAAATAATATCCATTAGTTAATTCACCAATCGTTATACTGCTTCCGAGCGACGTACTGTCTGAGTTTAATTGTATTGCTCTGCCTAAACTATTTGTTACTGTTAAAAATTGTGAACCTATTTTTTGAACCCATCCATTTTTTTCACCTATACCAAAGTTCCAATTATTTGTTGTTCGTGTATCGTATACAACATTTCTCCCGTAATATCCTTTTGGTGTTAAGGAAAAATTATTTGTTTGTTCACCTCCACTAGCTTGTCTTGAAGCACCTAAACTTAGAGATGCGTCCCATCCTGTATGACCAGCTCCAATATTTTGACCTAAGTATATTATAGTGTCTGTAAAAAAATTTGAATCTGTTGAAGAATCTGTTTTAATAACTGTTTCAACACCACCTATAGTAATGCTAACTTGAGGATTTGATTCACTATCAGCCCAAGCGAAAGCTGTAGCTACAGCACTTGTTATACCTCCACTTGGAAAATACACAAAGTTTCCTATTCTCGATGTAGAATTACCTGATTCCTTATCTGTTGAATTAGATTTTGTTGCAAGATTAATAGATTTGACTAATCGATAAACAGGAACGAGCGTATCATCTGCACTAAAATGCCTATATACATTAGCCCCTGTAATTCTAGGGTTATAATCATCTGTATCAACTTTTAAAGAAAACTTAATAGCGTCGTCGTTACCAGTAACTGCTTTTTTTATAAACTGGTCTTCTAATTGTGCTTCCTGATTACCGTCGAATACGGGTGTTACTTTATAATAATATGTTCCAGTAGCTAAATCACCTGCCTCTGTTGCTTCAAATTCTAAATTCCATGTTGTAGGATATGATGGAGAAGCAGAGTCGTATTTTAATGCGTTATGTGTATAAGCACTAAAAAAGAAACTTCTATTTATCCATTGTAAAAATCCGACGTCATTATCGTGACCATTAGCAAACCGTAAACTGTTTGCCATAGGAATAATTTTTATATCAGAAGGAGGGTTAGATGAAAATGTGTGAATAACAGTTTTATTAGAAAAATCTTTATTAAACTTAATTATTTGGTTGCTTTGGTCTTCAAATCCTATCCAATTAGCACCCCCAGTCAAGTTGCTGTCTACCCAATAAAATAGTTGAGTGAGATGTGTGCCGTTTAAGGTGCCTTTAGATTCTAATCCTTTTCTTTTAATTATCTTACCAAGAACATCTATGTCAAAATTTTCCGTATCTGAACTTGCGTTGATAGGGATATCTTCAGCATCGATATTAGTGGCTAGACCTCCATCGAATATAGGTATCTCTATTATCATAAAACATCTTGCACTTGTCCAGCACCATATTGCTGACGGCTATTAAACTGACCTTTCACTATACTTCTATTAGACATATACCGAGACATATGCCTGTCAGACACGTCATATCTACCTTCGTCTTCAAACAACATTGCTTTTATGTAGTCTATTAACATAGGATGGTAAGCCTGTAATATTGCTGGGCTATCACCAGCCTTGGCGAAGCTATATGCTAATCCAGCAGTAGTTGCACGTGCACCTAAACCTAATGAGTCCCAATTAGTTAACAAGTTATTAAAAGATGATTGCTCTATAAGGTTCATGGCTTGTTCTTCGTCAAGCTGAACTATTTGTTCGCTTGATTGAAACGTGCCTGTTATGTCTGTTAACACTAAAGTTCCCGTCTTATTGTCGTTTATATCTTCAGAAATAGTTGCTTTAGCATTAGAAGTCATACCTTGTATTTCTTTGCCGACTTGCCAATAACCTGATTTTAAATTTGTATAATTTAATTTTTTATATGCAGTTGCACTGTCTTCTAAATTATTTACAGTAGCCACATATTGAAAGTAAAGAACACCTACAGTTGTTGGGGAAGGATACAAACATATATTATTGCCTTTAATTTCATAATTTTCAGGTGTGCCAGTTCGAAATGTTCCGTCAGAATTGCGTTTAGGAAACATTCTGTGCTCAGGATAAGGTTTTAGTATGCGATTACGAAACTCAATGTACGAAGACATTTCAATAAAATCTTCAGGTAGCTCAATTTCTCTATCGTCACTATCTATATAAATTCCTCGTGTACGTTCATACGACTTAGTGTGGAACGCAAAATCTTGCTGTGCCTCTTCGCCATATTTTTTGGCTTTTTGCTTTATCTCATCGCTAGGCTCAAAAGGAACACTAGCTCGGTCTACAATCTGTGACCAAAGCATTATGCTCTACCCTGCGTACCAATTCCTTTGGGTTTTTCTATTTGGTATCTATCGTTGAGTGCTTTTATTAAATTAATTGCATTAGTGTATGCATTTCCAGCTCTGTCAGGTTTATTGTCCATTTTCCAAAGCTGTGATTCTGCAAAATCTATTATTGATTCTTGTAACGCTACATTTAACTCACATTCAGCAGAAAGCGTGTTAGAAGCATATTCTGTTGGGTTTTTTATAAACCAAACATCAATAGCCCCTTCAATTCCAGTAGGTTCCACATACACAGCATCTTGAAATACGTATGCTACAGGATTAGAATCTGAACCAGCTAGGTAAGAATTTTCCAGCCTTTTAGCGTCTTGAGGTTCTATCATATTTGCAAATCCTAAACTAGATTCTGTAAAACTTCCTGCACTTCCTGTTCTTTTAAAAACTTTAACTGCTATTACACCACCTCTAATTGGGTCAATATTAAGTTTACCTGAGCCTGAGCCAGTAAACAATACTTTACCGCCAACTAAATTGTTTTCAGTATAACCATTTGTGGCATGAAGAGTAGGATGCTCATCGATAACTTGTAATTCAGTCAAATATGCATTATCAATTAAATTAACAACAGTACGTTGTGCGATATTAATTGCTTTAATTTTTGTTGCACTGGTGAAGTTAGATTCAGAAGGGTCTTCTAGTCGAAGTCCTAACATATCTACTATTTCTGTTCCAGTCATTTTTTCCCCTAATTATGTAAAGTGGGGTGCGTTTAAACACCCCACACTTACGGTTTTACGATTGAGACCCTACAACAGCCCATGTACTTACGGCTGTGGCTATATACATTTTACCTGAAGCGGTATCAACATAAATTGAGCCTTTTACTGTAGTGTGATTAGGTGCACCTTGCCCAGAGTAAAATCTTACTCCACCAATAGCAGTGTAAACAAAACCACCAGCGTCTTTTTCAGTTACCATTCCGACAGTTTTTTTGTCGGTAGCTGATTGTGCGGTTGCCATAATTAACTCCTATTAATATGAACTTGGTAGACCTGTTATCTTACCCATGTAGCGAGGAGCAGAACAGGTTAATGCTCCTAGCCATAGAATCTTCGCAACCCTAGCGTCTTGATTAATCGGCTTTTGAAAGGGTTCAAATGTGAAGTTTCTCTTTCTGTGATGCCTAAACTGGATATAGTCTTCGTTTAAGAAGAACATCATACCAGCAGGACAGTGGTCGTCAGCGAATATTGGGATATCACGGAACGTTAAATTCCTGAATCCAGCATCAGCTTCAGAACCAGCAGATGCACCAAAACGCTTCTGAGCGACTAAAGTCTCCTCATATGCGTCTAATACAACTGGAGTTGTAACTATCATTGAAGGACGAGTCCCATCAATAGTTAATGCACTAACAGTCTCACGCAATAGTTTCTGAATGTAGTGCGTATTCGAACTGTCAGTTACGTTAGCGTAAGAATTGTTATTTGAAAGTGCTTTTACCACACCAGCATTCCACCAAGTGTAATTACCACCTGATGTATCAATGCCACCCATAGACCTTGCAGAAGATATCATATGTTGTAATCCAACAAAATCACTGCCAGTTCCAGCTTGTGTGCCATATAGTGTTGTGCCAAAAGTATCTTTCATTGATTTTTCAGCGTTTTTAACCTTTGCCTCAAGTAAGTCAATTACTCTTTCAGCACCGTCGTTAAGTGCCTCTTCCCGACCTGAAATTGAAATAGTTGCATACATTTGCTTCCATTCATACTCTGCGTCAGTAAAAGTTTCTGTAGGTGCGGTGTCCATGACATCGTATCCTGTGTAGAAACCTGAGCTTGCGTTCTTAGCGTATTCAACAGGTTGTAAAACCTTGTTACCGCTTGCACCAGCTTTTGACTTTCTTAAAAGACGGTGGGTCAAAACGTTACTTTCGAAAATATTATCTACCAACAAAGGAACATACTGATTCTTTGTTAGGGCAGATAAGTTATCATAGTTTAAAGACATTTGCCTTTACCCCCGTTATTTAGTTATTTAAATAACTGATAATCTTTTAATGCAACATCCCTTGCGTGGTCAAAATCGCTAGACTTCTCAACAGTTGGACTGTGGTCGCCTTTCTTATTACTGTCCACTTCAGGTATTGCCTTAAGTTCATCAGCCTCTTTCAATTTCTGCATAGCTTTCGTAATTGCAGATTCCTCACTAGCTCTAGCTTGTGCAAGTAGATAAGCGTCTTCTAAGTCCGATATATTTCGGTCTACGGCAATATCTAACACCTCTGATATTGCATCGCCATCATCCTTGAGCTCAGGGTGTGTAGTAACGAGAGTATTTATTTCATTTGCAACTTCTTCTTTGAGTTGCATCTCACGTACTTGAGCTTCTAGTTCGTCTACCCTGTTATCCGTTTTTTCTTCTACAACAGGTTGTTGCTCTTGAGTTTCCTCTGCTTTGTCAGAAAACTTTACGGTTGATTCCTTAAAAAACTCATGGTCTTCGCCCAATAGGTCTTTCATGGTTTCCACAACTTCATCGTCCTTCATCACACCATTGATGCGGTCAAATTCAGCTTTTAAGGCTTTTTCTTGATTAGCAATTTCTTGAGCTTTTTGAGTATTGCTCTTTTGCCACTCAGCCTTATTGCTAGAGTCTTTAATAAACTCTTGTAGCTGTTCAGTTGTGTAAGTTTCACCATCAATTTCGATTTCATTGAAATCAACAATTTCAGGTTCACTATCATCCGCAGTAACTGTTTCTTCTGAATTTTCGGGTTGCTCAGTTTCCTGAGTCTCTACTGATTCTTCAGTCGTTACTTCACTGTCGGGACTTTCGGTTGCGGTTGTCTGTTGCTCCCCCTCATCGGGTGTAAACAGGGAGTCAGCAACTGCTACGTCTACGACTTCACCGTAAGTGCCACCTTCTATGTTCTCACTCATAGTTCTATTTCTCCTAAATTGTAAGAACTGTACTGTTTAAATCTCACTCTTTATATATCTTTAAAATAATAAAAACGTTTATATTTTATCTATAAGGTCAGGATTGTTACGCAAAGTTTCGTAAATCTCTTCTTCGTTGCCACCAAGCTCCTCAGGGGCTGGTGGTTGCTCTGCTTGTTCTTTTTCTTCTCTTATCTTAGCTAAAAGCCTTTCTTTTGAAGGCATTTCCATATTCTCAACAATATACTCAGGGTCTGTAACTATACCCAGTTGGGCAAGTTGTAAAATTTTATTTTCTACAAACATTCTATTTTCAGGTAACATACTGCCTGCTTTAGCCCTAACCATGAGGTCGATGTCTTTAAACATTACACCAATCATATCACGAGGCTCAGTCACTCCATCGTTACCAACAAAATTGATTCGTTTTACTTTATTTCCAAGGTGTTTAAACATAGCAACCCACATAGAACCTAACGTGGTTATTGCTTGGTCTAATGTTCGAGATTTAAAGTCTATCTTTGTAGTGCTGGCTTGGCGATATATTTGGGCTTGGACTCCACTTGTTACGTTACTGGCTTCTTTGCCTTGTGTTGCTTTATTGACTCCGCTTACCGTCTCGAATACGTCGCCAAGCAATTGATAGAAATTAAATACATAGTTAGGCATAGATGGTGGGGTAATCATTTGTACGTTACCAGCACCTTTTTTGCGGATAATTTGTGCAGGTTTATTTGTAATTTGATTTTCTACACCTGTCGTTTCGTCAACTACCCAAGATGGATTTGCAGTTAAAGCTATATTATCTGAAACCTGTGAAGCAATTCTGTCCATAGCGAGGTTCAATGACTTTAATCTTTTTGGTTCAGGTTTTCCCCAAAACGAGTGAGGCGAACCAGTATTTTTAATACTAACAAACGGAAAAGGGTGCGGACAGTGGTTTTCTTTGTTGTAGAACGGATACTTTGTTTTTCCATCATATAGCAATACTCCATTACTGACAATTACTTGTCTCATGCCATTTGGATACTTCATTTTCTTTTCTTCTTTACCGTCTTGATTTATTACATATTCTTTTGAAGGGTCACGCATATAACATTCAATCACTAGGGCTCGTGGCTCTAAGTCTTCCATAGCTTTACTATGGCTTTCATAATAATTTGTTTCTTTTCCTTTTGTATCTGTTACTTGAATCTTGTCGTCGCCAAAATTTGAAGTACCTATTTTAGTAGCTGAATATTTATCTAAATTGCTCATAGGTTTTACATATTCACCATTATCAAATCTTTCTTTGATTTCATACATTGGCATAGCTGAAGCAAGACATACCCACTCAGCGTTTTCTAGCTTGGTTGCGGAAGGGTTAACGTAAAAATTAAATGGGTCTATAATATCACAATCGGGCATATCGTCTGCATTATTCCAATGTGTTTTCATAATACCAGTTCCGTACACTAAGTAATCAAGCAATAGCTCAGGAATAATATTCTGCATATCTCTAATATTCCATAATTCATCCATAAAGGACTGTAATGTGTCAGCCACATTCATACCCTTATCATCTCCAGTTACGGACAGTATATCAATTTTAGGCGGTCTAGATGTCAATATAGGAATCATGGTATCTATAGCAGAAGAAATAAGGTCTACTGTAATTTGATTTTTAAATTGTGGCATATTCATGCCTTCCCAATGATTGCCTTGATATAGACCTTCTGACTCTCTCCATAGTTTTGTAACCTCAGAACGTGCCTTACGAGCAATCTGAAACATATTTTCAGTACGTTTAATTATTTCTTTATCTTGTGGGGTAGGTTTGTATTTTTCTAACATTGTGTTCCTGTAGGATAGTAGGTTGGGTCTGTTTCCATATCTAAAAACTGTGTAGCAATACCTGCAACAGCCATTTCATATTCTCGCATAGCGTGACCTTCTAGTTCAATTTCGGATGCATCATTTGTAGGCAGGGATATTTCATACTGACCATTTTCGTCAAATAAGACGATTGTTATCAATTCCTTATTCCCATTGTATCGCTGTCCATTGCTAGTAATTTTTCAAGCTCCCTTTGAAGGTATGGTTTTACTGAATCTTTATTAGGGCTACCTATATACATTAATCCATAACGTAAAGCATCCGCACAGTGGTCTTCCTGAGTAGTGTCTAAGTCTTCAGGTCTTCTTTCTGAGTGTACAAGCATAGGTAAAGTCCTAATTGTATTTTTACAGTTTGAGAAAAATTTAAGTCTAGGTTCACGTTTATCCTCATCATTCCATTCTAAATATTCACGCATCAAATTCCAGCCACTAATTCTATCATTATTTGCCTTATTTACCGACACTCCATCGAACAACATAATGTCAGCAATAGACATATGAGTGGGAAGTGCGTTAGACCAGTTATTAGTATTTTGTGGGTTACGTATCCACATAGCTGGGTCAGCAAGCGTGTTTTGATATTTTTCATCTCCGCTTAATTCTTTTATTTTTTGTGTGTGGTGTGACAATGTCTTTTGTTTTTCATAATGCTCTCTATAAACGTAAGCATTTCCATCATAGTCCACAGCAATCCATAGACAAGCAAAAAAATTAGCAAAACCATAGTCAATAGCACGGTAACGATGCCAGTCGTTAGGAATTTTAAAAGGTTGTACAACATGTTTTTCTTGCCTCCATCTTCCAAAATACTGTCCGCTAAAGACATCCCAACTACCGTTTAACCAAGCCTCTCTTAATTCTTCAGGTAATCCTTTTAGTGTATTAACGTATTGTGGGTCGTTTTTCATAAGAGTAGGATTGTCGTATACGGTTGAAGGAATAAATATTCTTGTTCTTGTAGTTACGGGGTCTACGTACTCTTCTTCACGTGCTACATCAACAAAACGTTGTTTTACCCACATATGACCTGCACCACCAGGATTTGTTGTGCAAAACACTTGAGGGTCTAGACCTTTGACTGTAGAACGACACGTAGATATTAATCTTAAATAATTTTCTTCTTCAGGTATAATAGTAAGCTCCTCAATAAGTATCTTATGGTATTCGTGACCAAGATACTTGTATGTAGCATCACTGTCAGCCAAGTGACCTGTTCTTATTTTAGCTCCACTAGGAAATGTAAACTCGGCAGGGTTACCAGCCACCTTAACACCTAAACTTCTGTAAAACATTTTAGCACGGTCAATCCAGTCACGGAGGTCATCATAGTTTCTACGAATAACCAATCCTCTATATTTTTCGTTGTGCAGATAGGTGGGTTCTATCATCCAAGCTAGTCCAGCTTCGGTCTTACCTCCTCCTCTCGCACCTCCATAGCAAGTTTCAAATGAGGTTTGTTGAAGGGCTTTGGTTTGTTGCCCTTCGTGGGGTTGCCATATTATTTTTTTAGGCATTAACTACAGCGACATTTCCATCTACGTAATGATTTATTTACCCTTGAATTAGGGTCATTAGCAGTTGCTCTACCAGTGCGTTTCTTTTTTGTTCCACACATACGAGCACAAAATTGTTTTTTTCTAGATTTGTTTTCTCCAGTAGGGTTATCTTCAGTAACAGGGGGCTTAAGGTTGCCTCCAGTTTGTGCGTTATACGAAGCCCTGCCCCTAGCATTTAATCCACCTGACTTGCTTTTACCTGCTTTTCTTGTCCATGCTGGTGATGCCATTATACCATCTTAGCTTTCTTTTTCTTTTGAACTGCAAAGCCACCTTTTTTCTTTTTCATTTTTTCATAGGTTTCAGGGTCTACAGTAGAATTAGCTACAGAACGGCTTGTTCCAGCTTTTTTACGCTTATTTATGTTTTCATATAAACTCATTTATGCCTCCGCAGATATATCTTTTATTACCTCCTCCGCAACCTTATCAACTTGAGTTGGGCGACGGGGGGCTGTTTTAGTTTTCTTTTCAGGGAGAACAATAACACCTTGTGATATTTCTCCTTTAACATCCATTTCTACAGACTTTAGATGTGGGGCGATGCGGTCAATAAGAACGTTTATAGCTTTCCATTGATTATCATCTCCATCCATCATAGCTGTATCAAATACTTTTTGTAGCAAAGACGGGGTCTGTGGGTGATTACGAATCCACTCTCCCCATGACTTAGCTAGATTTTCTTTTTTAGACTTACCTTTTTTCATTTGCAATATTCCCTGTGACAATAAATCATAACACACTTATGGAAGGTGGAAGTACCTCTCGACGGAGACGGGGCTTACCCTCTCCTTTTTAATAGGGTAGGAGCGAGAATCTTGTACAAATCATGTACAGTTGACTCACTTCTCCTCTATATACTGAGGGTTACTAACCCTTCCCACATATATATAGACTCTTAGACTGTTTAAACGTTTTTCAAAAACGAAAAAACGTGCCTGAATCGGGTACATAATAACCACAAAATGACCTCAAAACTAATACAATTACTAAACTTTTTTACCGACGACAAACAGCATTTATTTAACATTATTTTCATTATTTACTTGCACATATGTGATTAATGTAATTAAACTGTGTTAGTTGCTTTTTGAAAATTTTAATTGATTCGCTGGTGGCTTCGCCGTATGCGTAGCAGATATACCTCACCACTGTCCGAAAGCGTGAGGGCGAATCTAGACGGACTAAGTCTCTCGAATGCATCCGTTGACCTATGTTAATTCTCCTTGGGCTGGAACATTTAGATGTTACTCAGTTCGCTACTGACCAGTCCGCAATAATTAACACAAACACAGGAGGCAATATGCCCTACATTAACTCTCGCTTATCCGAACAGTTTTTCACCTCAACAGACAAGTACCCTGACCTCAGGTCATTTGGTGTGCTTATCCTGAAGGTTGTTGAACAAGGTTTTATGAGCTCATTTGTGAACAGGAATCTGTACTTAAATGATTACGTTGACATCAGATTTGTCGACGGTCAGCACCCACTAAATCTTGATAAAAGACTAATCACTCATTTTGGCAATATTTACATACCAAAACCTGACGGTGACGGTACGTTTAAATCTGCATACAAAGTGACAGAGTGGTTCTTTGACGACACTCAAGAAGAGGGTCTCGATAAAATCTTATGGATACGATACGAAGGTGACAGCGTCCCTGAAAAATAGCCTGACTGGTAGTCATGTGGGCGGTTCAATTCCGCCCTCAGGCTCTACGACAATCAAGTCGTAACACAAAATACAGGATTAACATGAAAAAAATAAACACTAGAGAAGCGTGGTTGCGTGAGGCAACAATTGAGATAAATCGTACACTGTTTAAACGCAGTATGTTGGATACTATGCCTGTCATAAAAGGCAGTAATGGTGAGCCAATGTGCGGTGTTGATATCAAGCCTGTACCCGTCAAGGACTTGCAGTTTAATATGGCATTTAGTCCTAACCAACGTGTAAACGCAAAAGCAAACAAAGACAGTGGTAAGCTCGACGTTAAAGTTAAGCATATCGGTCTCTGTTACTACGACTATCAGGTAGGCAAAGAAAAGTTTGGCACTGAGATTTTTATCACACCAAATTTGACTGACCCTATTCAGATACTTGGTGTCCTGATTCACGAACTTATTCATGCAATGACTAAGGGAGCAGGGCATAAGGGAGCGTTTCGCTGGATTGCTGAGGCTGTAGGTCTTCAAAAACCTATGGTAGCTACCTCTGTCGCAAGTGATACAGCACTGTATGACTACTGTCAGAAGCTCGTTAAAAAGCTCGGCAAACCACCTCACAAGAAGTGGGTTCCAGCAAGTGGTAAGAAGCAGTCCACTCGTATGAAAAAAGTATCGTGCACCTCACATGATGGTGACGAGTACATCATTTATATGAGCAGGACTCAGATGGAGAGAGGTACTCCAATGTGCCCACTCTGTCCTGAGACAATGCCACTTTTACCAGTAGATGCTTAACAGCGTTTAAACAAGCCTGAATGGTTGCAAGAGTAGTTCGATTCTACTCTCAGGCTCAACGGCAACTTTGCCGTCAACACAAACACAGGAGAACCTTACAATGAAAAACAACTTCAATCAGTTGGTAGTTTGGACTGGAACTATAGTTGGTGAAGACAATGCTAAAGACTTTGAGAACTTCTTTAAAGAAGAAGGTTTTAAAGTAAAGTATGTCACAGAATACCTAACATTACCTGATGAAAATGATACCACAAGGGAAACAGGTGGAAGGAATGATGTCTTGTTTTATGTACACGATAAAGACATTCCTAAGTTTTCTGTTTGGAGGTTAAATTTTGGTATGAAGTGGTGGGAGGATTATTTGGACAACGGTTCAGATAAAATTGTTCCACAGCAGGTGTTAACTCAGTACAAATATGGCTGGAGCAGAGCATGAAAGATAACATTAAAAAGTTCATTGTCTTGCTCTTAATATGGCTACCAGTAGCTATAGGTGTTCACCTCTACTGGTGACCGCCAAACTCAGAATGGTTCTTGGGGTGGTTCGATTCCACCCCTGAGTTCTACTGCAATGAAGCAGTAACACACACAGGAGAAACATAATATGTTTGAAATCAAAACAGAAGCTACTTATCGTGTAGACTTTGATGGCTTTAATTATCCAAAGGCATTGCAAAAAAATGAGAATGGTAACTATATGTATGAGAAGGATGAAGAAGGTAATAATGACTATAGTAAACCGATTTGGCTTGAAGGATGTGAAGGGCTTGATTTTAAAGAACTGTACGACCACGAAGGAATTCTTAAGAACGAAGTAGAGGAAGCCCTGAATGACAGTATCAACATTGACTACCCACGTAACAATTCTGACCTAGGTGTCAGTTTTGACCATACTTGGGTTAAGGATACAGTGAATCTGTTAATCTATAAAGAAGACCCTAAGTACGGCATAACCTTCAAGGCAATGCAAACACTTCTACATGAATATGGCTACTTTCCATCTAATGAGCAGATTGAAGAATGGGTTGAAGAAATCACGATGCATATTGATGGGCTAGAGGACTTGTTTTACTGCCAATGGGAAGACGGTTGTGACGAACTAGTGATGGGCTGGTAATGATACAGAAAAGTAAAGTCAAAAAGTACATCAATACTAAAGGTTTGTCGTTGAGCTCTCAATCTTATGAGAGCCTCGACAGGCTGTTGGCAGAGGTGCTTGACCAAGTGTGTTTAAACACTCTAGAAGACAGTATGAAGACAGTCATGCCTCAACATTGTGTAACGAAGACTAAAACGGTAGTTGAGAAGGCTCCACGTGATGGAGTCAACCTCAGACCAGAGTTCTATAAATTAGCAAGAAACATTCAGGACTATTGTGCTGAACAGGCAATTGTTATGAGTAGGCAGGTCAAAGGATAGTTTGGAAGTTGGGGAGGTTCGATTCCTCCCCTATCCTCAACGTGCAACTTTGCACGTCAATTAACATAAAGGAAAACATATGTCAAATGGCATAAAAAAGTATCAAGTTGAAGTAGCTGTTGACCTACCAATTTCATTTACAAAGACGGTTGAAGTTGAGGTTAACGGATTCGGTTTGACCAATAAAGCTATCGAAAACAAAGTTCACCGTAAGGCTAAGAAATTAGCTGAAGAACAATGGCAAGAAGGCGAAGGTTATGGAACTGAGTTCGAACTATGTCAACCTGAAGAATATGGAATGCATGACACGATTGATAAGGGCGACGTTCATATCATGGATGTGAAAGGCAAAAAAACGCTACGAACCAGTAGTACCATATTCGGTAGATACTAATCGCATGATGCGATAAGGGTAGCTTGGAGCATGGGGAGGTTCAACTCCTCCCCTACCCTCTTGGACAATTAAGTCCATTAATAAACACAGGAGTAATTAACATGGCTGAAAAAATAACAGTCGACTTGACACCTACTTGGTCAGCAGTGGCTGAGGTGTGTATCAGGGTTTACGAGAATCCCAATTCTCCAGCAGACAGCAGAGAATTTGCTAGAGGCGAGATTAAAAGAATGGGCAATATGATTGACCGTATGGTTGAACATTTGAAAGACGAAAGCGAGGTGGAGTGATGGATAAGGAACTAAAATGGAACACCCTTAAAATCTATGTCATAAATAAAGATGAGTTATTCCAGCAACAAGCACCCAGCTTTAACTTTGAGCTAGATGCTGACCAGTTGCTTGAAAAAGCTCTGAAGGATGGATACGTTAGATTTTACAAGGAGCAATTTGGAGGTGAAACATTGTACTTAATAAACCAAGATTACGGAAAGCAGGTGAATAGATGACTATTGATGAATTAAAAGAGTCTTTCATACGAAGGAAGCTGATGCAGTCTAAGTTTGAAGAAGTTTTGCTCATGGCTAGTGAGCAGATGTGGGACAAGATGGATAAGATGACAGACGTTGATATATGCAACCTCTGTGACATCAATTCATTTTACGATTTAAAGGAACAGTATAATAAGGAGAAGAAGTAATGCCCCCATACATTAAGCCAAGACCGAAGACTATTCGGGCGGTGGTAACTAAACCACTGGAAGACACGTTGAAAATCAGAGCTACCCAAATTGGGACTAGCAAGGAGAAACTGATTGGACATATCCTGAACGAATGGTGTCAAAATGCACAGCTCGATTCAGAGGTGTTTAAACAAGCTCAAAGTCAATTAACATAGGTTCAAAACAAAAGCCCCCTTAGGAATTTCCTTTGGGGGCTTTTTTTGTATCTACTAAATCCGTGCCAGTCTAAATCGCCAAACCTAGTAATTACCACAGACCATAAATCACTTCTTTGGATTCATATGTAGATAAACTTCCCTCATCCTCTTCAATGCTTCTTCCAGCTCTTGTGGCGAACAATATATGTAACCGTCCTTCCGCATTTCACGATTTCTGACAACACTTTCCACACAACCCATTGCATTTTTGACCCCAATTTTAGATTGAGCAATTGCAATACGTTCAATACAGTCCCACCAAGATTTTTTATCACTGTAATTAGTCCTGAAGTCAAGGACATCCTGACTTTTGATTCGTTTAAACGCATCCGATTTGTAGTATTGTGTTCGCCTTCGTCGTAAACCCTCATTTTTTCCACTCATCATTTAACACCGTATTAAATATTGCTCCATAATTTGTTATGTCCTGTGCAGTATCTTCTAGACTCTCGTTGTTTGGGTCTTGGTCTTTCTCTAAGATATTTAATGCACGTTGAACCTTGTCGTTGATGCGAATCATTATTCCCAGCAACGCTAACTTTTTATTTCCATTCATTGCTATGTTCCCCATACCATAATCCATTTGCTTTTTAGCCATCAAACTAAAGCAAGTATTCATATGATTTTTTATACTGTTCATAAGTGTGGGGTACTCTTTCATCATAAACTCTGTCACGTCTTTTTCTTTAACACTTTTTGTCATGGTCTTGTTTCTCCTTTCCATATCTTGGGAAGTCAGGGTAGATTTCTCCGTAGACTCTGTCATAGACATTACCACATTTACCGCACCACACGAGGTGCTTGTCACCCAACCTCTTGTCGTAATTAACGTTGGCTCTGCCATACGGCTTTACCTCTTGCACTACACTTTTCTCCATTTGGTCTATGACCCATTGGATACTGCGTCTCTTTGTCCATCTTCTCTTACCATCCATAATTGTATCTCTATTGCCTTCAGTCTCTCCACTAATCTATTTGTTGACTTACCCTTCATGGTATTTTCTAGTATTAATCTTCTGTATGTTGTTCTTATATACTGCAAATTGCTTTCAAGCGTCCGCAGTTCCTTCGTCCTTGGCTTCGCCATCGGTGCTCCTTAATAATAAATTTTGTTGTATGCTTTTTGCTATTACGTAATGATGTTCCTTTACAATACTTGGATACTTGTATCCGTATTTCTCAAAAACTTCCAATGCCATAAGCAATACTTCCACTCCCCCACTCGGTAGTGTGTACTTATCTCTACTCATCATTCATTTCCTTTATTAGCTTTTTAATTCTCTCCCTTTCAATTAACTCAAATTCTTTTCTTTTTACTTTTTTTCTGTACTGGTCTTTAACCCATATTATCTCTGCAATACTAAAGTGCTGGTTAAGCAACCAAATAGCTCTCCAAGGGTGCTGGTCAACCCACTGATGACAACCAATACATAAAGCCAAGCAGTTGTACTCATTCCAGCGAGTAGGTATATGTGCCCTACCGTATCCTAAGTGACAGCAATGCAACTTTCTTTTTTGTTTACCGTCCTTAGGGTCAAACTTTTTTTCGCACTTAGGATTTTGACATTGCCACTTCGCCCTTTCCCTTATGAATTGACTGAAGAGCTGGTCTGTCCAAGACCTTTTAATCTTTCCGTATCCGCTATAAAAAGGCAATCTTAGCTACGCTTTCCTTCTATTTCTTTTGCAGTTCTATCTAACTCCTGTTGCAATCTTTGTATCATAGCAAAGTCATCGTTATCAATCTTCATCCTCAGTATTGATTCCTGCAATCTCCTCAATTTCTTTCGCAAGTTCTGAAGTTCCCAGTTTTTCTGAATACTCATCGCTTCTTCTTGTGTTAATCCTTTTCCCATTACTCTTCTCCTTATGTAGTTCGTTGTTGTATTTAATCTGTAAATGATTTACTAACTGTGGATAGTTAGCCCCCTCTTTAACTTCTTTGAACTGTAAATCACCAAAAATATCAAAATACCTAATATAACTTTTAGGCAAGTCTTGACCAGCACTACACTTACACGCATACACTACTGTAGTGTAACTTCTAATTGTTTTTTCTTGCTTCGGACTTATAAGCCTAGGCACATATCCAACACCACCACAAAAATAGCAATCATCGTAAGTCTTTAATTGGGACTGCTCCCTATTAATCAATCCCAGCGAATTAATAATTCCCCACACCTGCTTAATCGTAGGAAATTTATCTTCATCATCTCTAACGTGTTTAAACAGCTTTCTTGATTTCTCATTACCAAGCCTGTCAAATATCTTAAGGTACTCATTGAATTGTGCGTCCATCGGTCTCTTCCCATGAACCGCAAACATTGTAGTCAGTAGCTCTTCATTAGACATACTCAAACCCCTTCCTTACTTTTTCCTGTGCTGGTGGTACTTCATTATAACGCTCATTCTTAAACCACAGGTGACTGGTCTTTATGTACTGCTCGTCCGTTCTTTTAAAGTACAGGTCAATCGAGTCCTGAACCGCCTCGACCCCTACCTTGCTCACTGCAACCATCCACCATTTTTTCGTTAGCCCCTTGTCCCCTCTTCTCCAAGGTCTACCTTCACTATTGACCCATGACTCCCACGCTACTTGGAATGCTTTTTTCAAGTATTCCTTTTCCCTTTTTTCCTTGATTTCCTTATCAGATAAATCAATATTCTGTTTATTATATTCTTTATTATATAATACTTTATTATTAGTAGACTGATTTGGTTTTTGCCTCTCCTCTCGACCACTAGACAGATTTGACCCTACCTTGACCAAATGTGTCTTGTGGCTTATGGTGATTTTTCTTTTTTCCCATTCACCATTAATCTGCCTTGGCTTCTTGTAATTAATAAAACCACGCTGTCTTAAAAGAGATATGTGTCTGCTTACCTGACGCTCAGATAAGTTTAGTATCTCGCCTATGTACCTGTTCGAAGCATAGCAAGGCTCATCGTCCGTTACTAGGTTTTGGATGATTGCAAATATTAATTTTTGATGCAGGGTCAAGTCCAGCTCAAAGACTTCTTTATGTATCCATACCCCTTTAAAAACATTAGACTTCATTGAACAATACCTCAGAATTAGTTAATTCTTTTATGGGCAACAATATTATCTTGGAGTTAAAATCGTCTCCCCCTACCCTATTGCGGTCTGTGTCTATATATTTTCTACACATCCTTTTTAGCACCTCTGTTTTTACAAAGAAAGCTATACAATCATTTTGGTCTTTATCAACTAATATATATGCTATGTACTCAGCCTCAGTTGTTGATATTCCGCTAGGTTTATTCCTGTAGCTATACTCTACTGCTATGTTACCAGTTTTGTGTGCCTGATAATCTTTTTTTACTTCTACTGTTTTTAAAATGTCTGACCATTCAGACTCGGAAAGTTTGCCTTCAAGAAGGTTTATGTCAAATCGCTTGTCAGCCTGTCCGCTATCACGAACTTGCTTCGTTATATCTTTTAACTGTTCACTGTTTAAACGTAGTGTAATACTACTCTTCTTGTCTTGCATTTTTTTTGGCTTGTTTTTGTTGACGCTTCCAGCGTTTTATGGCTATGTGTTTTTTTCTTCGCATCTGTTTACGAGCTTTAGCTCCACGATTCACTAAATCATACGAGAGTCTGTTATTATAAATACCAGTACAGTCCTTATTATTAAATACAGAACTCTCGCATAATCTATAAGAGGTCATTAAAAAGGCAGTCCGTCATCTGCGTCTTGTTTGCCTTGGGGTTCGCTGACCTTCAAACTCATGTAAGCCTTACCTTCTTTTGACTTGGTCTTCCATCCAGCAACGTTCCATTTAGTTCCGTCTAGCGTAAATGTGCCAGTCATGTCAGGGGCTTTATCGTTTCCCTTTTTATCATTAGGGAATAATGAGCCTGATTTTTCTTTTTGTTCGTAAGCCATTACTTAGCTCCTTTACTTAGGTTAAAAGTCTTTCGTGGTTCAAACCTTTTTGGAAATATCCATGCACCCTTTTTCCCATGCATACTTAAAGCAAGTCTCATAATATGTCGCCAGTCTTCAGCTAAACTCCAACTAACTTCTGATAGCTTATAAGTAGGTTTTCTTCTGTATCCACTTTTTATGTACAATGTGTATAATTTTTCAATTTTATTTTTAGGGAACATATGATTATGTAATAATCCGTAAGCAACCAACTGATAATCGTGGCTCTCGACTTCTGTCCCTGTTTTAATATCAAGTATAGATGGAACACCGTTTAAACACCCTATCCAATCAACTGTACCAGCATAAGGAATTTCATTGTGAAATAGCTTTAATTCAGTTTCCCAAGTGTCAACATCATTATCCTCCTCAAATTGACAAAAGCTCTCAAGGTACAATTGAACGGTTCGCTGGACAGACATAAATCCGCCACCTTCCGATAAGTCCTGTTGATTAATGAAGCGTTGAATACACTCAGATATGGTGGAGAGGTTTACCGTTCTGAGATTCAACAAGTCTTCACACAAAATGTGTACAACCGTACCAAGATGAGCTTTATAATCCCTAATATTATCAGCATAACGTCCGTTGTTTTTTAGCCATTTATCAAAGTGTGCTCCTTTTGAAAGCACTAGACCGAGGATTGTTGTCACTGATATAGCTAAAAATGGGTTTTCTGAATCGTCAGTTGGGTCTTTATAAGCTCGACCCAATGGGGTAGTTTGACGAATAGCATTAGGGAAATAGTTATCTAAATATTTGTTTTTTTTCTTAGTCAACCCTCAAGCCCTCTATAAACGTTGTTAAGTCATCAGCATGAATTCTGTATCCACCATTGTTTGGCAGTCTGTGAGCACTCAACTTATTTATAGCTATATAAGAGCGTATAGTCTTAGGGGTCGTTTGTAGTATTTTAGCTACTTCGTTAACCTTGTAAAATATTGCTTGTGGTTTATTTGCGTTTTTCATTATATTAGATTCGTTGAATACCTTTGATATGATAAAAGAAACTACAAAATTACAAATAAATATGCAACAGTTATATTATGGCACTAATTAAAAGAAATCAAATATATTATTACCAAGACCCGTCAACTTTAAAAAGGACTTCTTTAAAAACTAAGTGTAGAAAAACAGCACAGAAAATTAAAAAAGACTTAGATGAAAGATATACACGTTACAAGCTAGGTTTAATTAGTAGAGAAGAATATTTAGCAAGACCTGTTGAAAAAACAATACAAGACATATACAATATATATAGCACAGCAGAGCTTTCTTCAAAAAAAGTTATAAGGTATTACACTTCTAAACTAACACCGTTTTGCAAAAAATATGGTGCAACCGCAATTCAAGATTTTACATATAAAGATGCTTGTGATTATAAATCTGATTTATTAAAAAACAACACTAGTAAAACAGCAAACAATCATTTAAGTGAAATTAAAAGAATGTTTGAATGGGCTAAGAACGCAAAATATTTAAAAGAAAATGTATTTAACATACGAGGTTATTTACCCTCAATTAAACCTACAAAACCTAGATACGCTATACCTTTAAAACATATATTATATGCAATTAATAAATCTGAAAATATTTCTGATAGAGTGTACTGGACGATACTGCTTCATACTGGGTTAAGAAGAAATGATGCTGGTAACTTAACTGAAGACAATGTAGTTCGTGGTATTTTTCAGCAAAAATCAAAAGAATTTAGAAAAATAATGATTACTGACACTTTAAAAAACTATGGAATTTTAATATATAAAGCAATGGCAACTGACAATGAGCAGAAAAAAAGTTTAAAAAGATTTCAAACAATTATACAAAATAAATTTGGATATTATACAGATTTTCACAGTATAAGGCATACGACTATGACTCTCCTAGTTAATACGGATGGATTTGACGAAACGCAGGTTGGTAGAATTTTAGGAACGGAAAGCAGTGTTGCTAGTTATGCACACATAGATTTTGAAAGAGCTACAAAAGCAATTAGCAAATTAATTGGTAACGCTTAATTGTGAACAAAGAGTCTGTTACTTTACGCTTACCTGAAGTAATTAAAAATAACACTCCTTTAGCAGTTCAAGCAATGGTATATGGAAACACTTTTGCTTCGTTTAAACACTTTATAATATATTTAATGTGGCAAATATGGCTACTGTTATATTTTCATGCCTAAAACACAAAGCCCTCAGATTTCTCCAAGGGCTCTTAAACACAGGAAAACAAAAGTTTTTCCCTTTTTCCTTACTGTAAAGTTAATTTAAAATTTCGAAATGAACAAGGTCTTTAAATGTTTCTGTGCCTTTTGTTTTGCCTTTAATTCCAAATAACTTATCACCATTCCAATCACCGCCCCATCTCAACTTAATACCCATCATACTAGCATAAGAAAACATTGCACCAGCAAGGTAATCAAACCTAGCTAGATTCTCCCAGTCAACTGGATATGGGGCTATGTCTACAGCTCTGCCAGTCAAGTGCTTACTATTCATTGTCTTTGTTCTACCCTTGTCAAATAATTCTTTTTGACGTTCTTGAGAGCGTAAACCTTCAATGATTGTTATGTCATAGTCTTTTACAACTGCATGACATAAGGCTACAAGTCTTGGGTCAACACCGTTTAAACGAGCTAAAGATGTTGTACCTAATTTAGCCATTAAAAATTTTCTTTTATAAAGGGCTTTACTACATCGTTCCACACTTGGTCATCATCTTTACCTTTAGATTGTTTGACTGCCCAGTCACC